ATGGAGGAGTACGGCATCGCAATGGAGGACGTGAACCTCGACGACATCGGTATCGGCCGTGGCGTGAGCGATCGTCTCAAGGAACTGGGGATAGCAATCAATCCGGTGAACGTAGGCGAACCGGCAGTATTCGCACCGGAGTCATTCGCCAACCTCAAAGCAGAGCTGTGCTGGGAAGCTCGCAAGTGGGTGATGGCCGAGGACTCACGACTCGACAAGCGTGACGAATGGGTGAAACTGACCTGGCTGAAATACAAAACACTCTCCGATCGCAAGGTGCAGATGGAAGCCAAGGCAGACCTCAAAGCGCGCACCGGTGCATCGCCGGACTTTGCGGAAGCATTTTATTTGACCTTTGCAGAGCAACCGTATATTGGATTTGTTTAGGCGAAGTGCTATAATGTTCGTATGCAAACAAACGCACAATACAAAAAGCGCAACGCGATCAACGACATTCCCCAACGGGAAGCGGAAACAACAGAGGAGCGATTACTCCTCGGACTATTAAACCAAGAGGCAGATCGTGTCAGTTTTGGTCGCATTGTGGTAGAATTAGGCGTGAGAGGCGGGAAGATCGACCGCGTCACCCTTACCGAGGTGAGTCGTGTGGTCAACATCGGCCTGCGCGATCAAGCGGGTAAAAACATGCAAACGTCTTGACCGCAATTCAAATAACTGCGAGAATATAGGTAACGATCCTTACGGGAGTACCGCAGGATGCTGAAGCCAAAAGCATCACTATGGATATCCGTAACTTTTTCAGAACAATCGGCAATGCATTCAGAGCAAAGCGCTACCTCGGACTCCTCACCGGCGCACTCCCAGTAAACGCTAGAGCTTGGGGCTCGAGCGACTTTCTTAATGCACTCGAAATATCTCTCTACACCAACCGCGCTATCGCAAAGCGTGCGGACAAAGTAGGCGAGATTGAATTCGTACTCAAGGACGCCAAGGACAATGAGATCGAAAACGATCCGATCCTCGACATCCTCTACAAACCAAACAAGCTATTCTCCGGCGCTGACTTTTGGTCGCTGTATCAAAAATACTACGATGCAGTCGGCGAGGTTTACATCCTGCTCGAAAGCGACCGACAGATCTTCGAAGCAAAGAGGATCACGGCAATGCACCTACTTGTCCCCACCTCAGTCACACCGCACTTCAACAGCGACGGCACTGCGGAGAAATTCGTATACCGCACCAATAGCTCCACGGTGGAATACAAACCGGAGCAGATTATTTATATACACAACCCTGATCCCAAGAGCCCACTCCGAGGGCAGTCACTGCTTAAGGCCGGCGTGAATGCCATCCAAACCGAAACGCAGATCAGCACCTACCACTCACGCATCCTAGAAAACGGAGGCAAGGTGGAGGGTGTCTTCAAATTCAAGACCGGACCACTCACCGAAAACCAGCTCACGCAGATCAAGGACAAGTACCAAAAGGAATACGGCGAAGCAAAGAAAGCCGGACTGCCTCTCTTCCTTGGCGGAGACGCGGACTACATCAAGACAGGGCTCACACCGGACGAGCTCGCATTCCTCGAAGCGAAGAAAATGACGCTCGAGGATATTTGCATACTCACCAGCGTACCGAAATCACTCCTTGCATCAACCGCTGACGTGAAGTTTGATAACGCCAACGCTGACCGCGCTATCTTCTTGCGCGAGACAATCAAGCCACTCCTGAAGAAGCTCACGGTGTCACTCGACACGGCGCTATTCCCTGACGGACGCAACCTCACATTCATAGATCCGACACCGGAAAATACCGAGGAGAAGCGCAAGAACATAGAGACGGCAAACACCATCAACGCAATCACAACAAACGAAAAGCGCGCACTCCTCGCAGACCTCGGCATCATCCTTGACCCGATCGGCAAAGAGGGTGACGGCATACTGGTCCCGTTCAGCTTGGCACCACTCGGAGCAGAGCCGGCAGCACCGGCCCAGGATCCTAATGATGACGAGAGCAAAGGCATCGAGACAAAAGAAATCGAACACCCGCTCCGCGATCACGATATGCGACGCCTCTACTGGGGCATGCAGATCAAGCGCATGGACGCGCGCGAGAAGAAAGTAAAGTCCGCGCTCAAGGACTACTTCGACGATCAGGAGAAGCGCGTCACCGAGAAGCTCTCCCCTACTAAAAACCGATACTTCCGCAAAACCAAGCTCGACGAGCTTCTCTCGATCGAGGTGGAGGTCAAGATCGGCAAAAAGATATTCATCCCGATACTGACTGAGCTCCTGAAGCAAGCCGGCATCGACGCGATAGAACTCGCGGGCAGTAAGTACGACTTCATCCTCAAGGACGAGATCAAAAGCTGGCTGGAGAATCGAGCCGACATCTTCTTGCATAAAATCAATGAGACGACGTTCGCAAAGCTCCAGGATGAATTCAAAGCGTCCTTAGAGGCCGAGGAGGGACGCGAGGGTCTTATCAGCCGGATCCAGGACGCCTACGGAGGAATTAAGAAATCAAGGGCTGGCCTCATCGCGCGCACCGAGACGCACAACGCGACTCAGTACGGCACGATGCAGGGATACAAACAGGGAGGACTCACAACAAAAATATGGGTCGCAGTCCTGGACGGATACACAAGGGACTCTCATGCCGCTGTCGACGGCGAGGAGAGGCCGCTTGACCGGCCATTCAGTAACGGACTGATGTTCCCCGGGGATCCGAGAGGAGACGCCGGAGAAGTTATTAATTGTCGATGCGTTATCTAGCGTGTTATAATATAAAAACATTATGAAGCAGAAATTTACCAAAGGAGAGAAAGCGTACTTGCAAATGCCGGTGGAGGTGAAGTCCATCGACAAAGAACTCGGCGCGCTCGAGGCGATATTCTCCACACAAGACGTCGATCGCCACGGAGACATAGTCCTGCAAGACGGGTGGGATATTTCAATGTTCAAAAAGAACCCCGTCATTCTCAACTCTCACAACTACGGCGACGCCGCAGAAGTGATTGGGAAAGCATCGGGCGTGAAAGTGGAAGCCAAAAAGCTCCAAGGTAAAATCACGTTCGCGGTCAACGAGAACCCAAAGGCCAAGATCATCTTCGACCTCTACGCCGGCGGATTCCTCAACGCATTCTCCGTGGGCTTCATCCCCACCGCATTCAAGACCAACAAGGATGGCAGTACCGACTGGTACACCATCGAAAGCGCCGAGCTCCTGGAGGTATCTGCTGTCTCCGTGCCGGCCAACGCACGCGCTCTTGCAAAAGCAAAGGGTATCGACATCGACATGCTAAAATCAAACGATGATGACAACACAAACAACGAGGACGAGGGAGCCGAACCGAAACCCGAGGGAGACGCTGACGCGCTTCCAAAAGGTGACGAAGTACCGCCGGCTGATGGGGAAGTCCCTGCCGACAACGGCGACGGTGGTGAAAGCGAACCGAAAGCTGGTGATGAAGAAGCCGGAGCAGATGCCGGAGCACCGGCAGGTGACGAAGTTATACCCGACGCCGATAAAGAGGGCGATGAGGTAACGCCACCGGCCGGTGATGAAGTAACTCCTGAAGAACCGGTCCAGGCAAGCTATGCTTCCAAGGTAGTGAGAGCGATAGAAAACATCGACTCACGCCAAAGGGAGGAGCTGAAGCGAGCGGCCAAGATCATTAAATCCATCCTCGACGGCGACGTAGAGGGGACGCGAGTCGAAGCAAAGGTGCAGGATCAGATACAAAAGCGTAAGGTCAACCAAGCAATCCGGTCCCTCATGAAAGTGAGGTAAATATATTATGGAAAAAGTGATCCAAAATTACGAAAGAACGGAAATCTCTATAAGAAGCGGTGATAATATGCAGTTAGTCGGATAGGTCGAAACACCCCGAGCATACGGGTACCTAAAACTTTATTAACCAATCATAAGCACACATCACTATGAGTGAAATTCTAAAGCGCATTAAGGCACTTTTGGCACAGGGGTTCGCCTCTGCTGACGAAAAGGCCAAGCTCGCTGCCGACGTTGCAAAACTAAAGGCAGAGGATCAGGCGGCTATCGGAGACGAAGTGGCGAAAGTCAACGACCTCTCTGAAACCAAGCAGATCCAGAGTGAGGATGAAGCGGATGCTGAAGTAGAAAAGGGTATCAAAGCCCTCTTCGACCGTCACGCAGATCGCATCGAGAAATCGCTGAAAGGCGAAATCAAATCCTACCTCGACGAACAGCGCACCCTCATGGAGCAGAAAGCGGGTGTATACCATCCGTCACTTGTTGGCAAGCGTAAGGAGCTCTCGAGCCGCCTACGTGACATCACCAAGGCACTGCTCTCCGGAGACGACGCCAAGCTCAAGGAACTGACGTCTGATGCAACTGGATCACCGTTTGCGGGTTACACCGTGGACAGCGAACTCTCAGCCGAGATCAGACATCTCATCCTCGAGTACGGCGTAGCACGTAGAGAGATGACCGCGATTCCTCTAAGCAAGGGATCCTACAAGGCCAACAACCTTGCAACCGACGTAACCGTCTACTGGGTAGACGAGGGCGCGGTAGTCAGCTCAACACAGGCAGTCCTCGGGCAGGAAGAACTCACACTCAAGAAACTTGGAGCGATAGTCACATTGACCTCCGAATTGCTTGAGGATACCGAGATCGACTTCATTTCGTTCTTGGCGTCACGTGTCGCTGAGGGCTTCGCGCGAGCGGAGGACTTGGCGTTCTTCCAGGGTGACGGCACTTCAACCTACGGTTCATTCACCGGCTTGCTCATCGCAACCGACGTGAACGAGGTGACACTTGCCGGCACGACTTTCGCATCGATGGACGCAGATGACTTGCTCGACATGGTCGACGCGACACCTAGCGGAGCATTGGCAAACGCCAAGTTCTACTACCACCGCACGATCAAGAGCATCATCCGCAAGCTGAAAGCTGCGACAACTGGTGAA